AGAACTGCAGGATCAGATAATACCGTATAGTTAAATACTTCAGTATCTTGTCCACCCTTGGCAATGCCTGTAAGCGCAGCTCCTAGTTTTCTAGTATCTTCGTTATACATCATTGTATCACTCACTTGAATATCTTTAGGCATATATAAAGCGATTGATCCAGTATAATTTCTTTCGGCAGTTCTATCTAAATTTTGTAGAAAGCCTCTAACAGTAAATTCTTCTCCGCCTGCTTCTGCGGCTCCTTCTTCAATAGCTGCAGCTGACATCTCACCATAATCTCCACCAGAAGCTGTTGCTTCTGCCTGCAATTTCTGTCCTGCTTCTGTATCTTTAAACAAGCCACCAAAATTCATTACTTTTTTAATAGTTCTACTTCCAATCTCTATTTTTTCTTGGGCTTGTGCTTCGTCTATAGTCATGAACTCAAGTAACATGAATGGTTCATGCGTAGTTTCAGATACTTCATCCATACGTTGTATAGCATATTCACTGCTTTGATGACTATTAAAATTTATGTTATCTACATAGGTATCGTTACCTACTGTTTGAGGATATTTCCAGTGCTCAAGACCCATGCCTTGAGACCATGAACCATTGTTGTATCTTTTATTAGGATTAAATCCAGTGGGTACTTTACCACCGGCATCCATATGGGCCATATTATCTGCTTCACTCATAATTGTTCCTTTGGTTTGTTATATACTTATTTATACGGGTTTGTATAAATACTTACATGAAAAAAACATATTCTGGATCATGGAAGCCAAAAAACCTTGCTAAGTATAAAGGTGATGCTAACAAAATAAAATACAGATCACTATGGGAACGCAATGCATTTAGGTACATGGATGATGCATCGTGGGTGAAGTGGTGGAACTCTGAAGAAACTGTTATAGGTTATATATGTGCAACAGACAATAAGCCTCATAGATACTTTGTTGATCTCACTATAAGAACAACTTCAGGCCGTACTCTATTAGTCGAGATCAAACCATCGGCACAAACACAACCACCTAAAAAGAAAAAGCTTAATGAAGCATTGACCTATATGAAGAATACATCTAAGTGGAAGTATGCTAATAAGTTTTGTGAAGACCGTGGATATGAATTTCAAATATGGACTGAGAAAGAATTAGAAGCTATGGGTATACGTACTATGTCAATGAAGTTCAAAGCAAGCAAAACAAAGGTTGGCAAAAAGATATGGAAGACACTGAAGAAAAGAGTATAAATATAAACATGAAAGAAGAAAATAATGACGGCAAATTAGAATTATCTCTAAGAATATTAGGGAATGAAATAATAGGCTTTAAAATGATGGTGGATGATTTCAAAATGAAATGGATGTTGTTAGGCTTAGTAGCTATCGGTGCTATCTCATGGATCATGGTATCATTTGGACCTCAATTAATGGAGACATTTAATGGCTAGTTTGTTTGATAAGTTAGAAGCAGAAGCATTTAAGAAAGGTTTGGTTGCAAGATCAAAGGAAGCAAATGATTGGTTTGCAAAGAATGTAAAGAAGCTTGGTAAGTTAGGCCCTAATGTTTTAAAAGACGAGGGTTTAAGAAAACAGGCTGGGGCTTCACCGGGTGATATGGTTATGTACACATATAATCCTAAGCTAAAAGAAGTGTTACCATACTACGATACATTTCCATTAACAATTGTTGTTGGTCCTGCGAAGGGTGGTTTCTATGGTATTAACTTACATTACTTACCACCTAAAGTTCGTGCGATCTTCTTAGACAAATTAAATGATACTGCATCTAATCAAAAGTATAATGCAACAACTAGATTAAAGATAACTTATAAGTTGCTAATGGCAACTCAGAGTTATAAATATTTTAAACCGTGCTTTAAACATTATTTAACTTCTAATCTTACATCAAACATTATGAAGGTTAATGCAGCGGAATGGAACATAGCAATATTTTTACAAACAGCATCATTCAAGAAGGCTAGCGCTGGTAAAGTTTGGGCAGATTCTAAGAGGGCGTACTAATGTCATTACCAGTAAGTATAGATTCAATGAAGTCAACGATCAATCGTCGTGGTGGTATTGCACGAGCTAATAGATTTGGAGTGTATATAACACATCCTGCTAGAAGTATGAATAGCTTATTGAATTTTAATCCAGCTACATTATTAAGTAATTTAATATCAGGTGATGGTGTAAATGTTGCAGACTTTATACAAGATCCAAGAGATATGTTTATACTATGTAGAAATGTTACACTGCCGGGTAAAAGAATATCCACAACAGAAGCTACACACAATCATCATATGTCTAAGAAACCATATTCGGCAATAGCAGATGAAGTAACTATGACGTTTATGCTAACGAATGATTATTACATTAAGAAGTATTTTGATATGTGGCAAGAGATGATTGTAGATACTCGTGGTCAACATTATAAAACATTTTATAAGGATGAGTATTGCACTGATGTAATAATACAACAATTGTCTACAGGTAATGATGTTGTACCAGGACATACAGTTAAATTAGAGAATGCATATCCTATACAAGTAGGAGCAATTGAATTAAGTTCTGAAGGTACAGGCCTTATGGAAATAGCCATCACATTCGAATACGATAATTATAGAAGCGTTGGAATGATAGAAGGATTTGAAGACGTAGCAGATAAGATGTTACAGATAGGAAAGGATACGTTAAGTACGTTTGATAGAATATTTTAATTTTTATATGGAGTAAATTGATATGTTGCCAAAACTAGCAACCCCAAAGTATGATATGATTGTGCCCTCAACAGGCGAAAGTATTACATATAGACCCTATGTGGTCAGAGAAGAGAAAGTGTTATTAATAGCAATGGAATCTGAAAGTGATATTGCAATTGAAAACGCAGTAACTGATATTATTAAATTGTGTGTGGAATCACCAATTAAAGTAGATGACCTAACTAATTTTGATGTAGAGTTTATGTTTGTAACCCTACGAAGTAAGTCGGTTGGTGAAGGTATTAAGGTATCATCTAAGTGTACAGAGTGTGAAGAATCAAATGAGCACAAGATTGACTTAGAGAAAATAAAAGTAAAGAATTTAGAAGATGCAATAGATAAACACATTAAATTAGAAGGTGATATATCTATTGACATAGCATGGCCAAGTATGAAAAATAAACTGACCCAAGCTGAGAGAAAAACTGGTACAGAAACAATTATTAATATGGCAGCTAAAAGCCTTGATATAATTTATAGTGGTGAAGAGATCTTTAATGCAAAAGATTCATCTATGAAAGAACGTGTAGGATTTATTGAGAGTTTAACTACTGATCAATTTGAGAAAGTAATAAACGTGATAAGCGAAGCACCAACTCTAACATATAATTTAGAATATAAGTGTAAGAAATGTGGTAGTGATAACAAAACTGAATTAAACGGTTTATCTGATTTTTTTCAATAGCCCTTTCTCACACTAGTATCGCGCATTATTATGAAAGTAACTTTTCATTAATGCATGATCATAGTTTTAACTTGGATGATCTTGATGGAATGATACCGTGGGAAAGGGAGATTTATATTGCCCTTGTAAAAGATTACGTTCAAAAAGAAAACGAAAGGACAGCAAAACAAAATGGCTAAAGATAATATAGGTTTATTAAACGAAATTGCAGCTTCATTAAAGAAGATGAACAACTCTCAGATCCGACGCGATATTGCGGATCAAGTATATAGAGACAGAGAGTTAGCTGCGAATGCTACTGGAGTTGCAGCTCAACCCGCTGGACCTGCATTTATTGATGATGCCACAGACTTTAAACGAAGAGTCAAAGGTAGTATATCAGCTACAATCATTGCCGAAAAATTTACAGATAGTGGTAAAAGAGCTAAAGATAGTGTAAAGAAAATTAAAGAAGAAAAGAAGTATAAAAAATTAGCCGGCCTTAAAATGAAAGATAAGAGAGTTGGTTTATCCACTGTTGTTGCTGCTGTTAAAGCAGGCCCTGAAGGTGCAGCAAAAGTAGATACTGGTTTGCAGGAAATTAAACTTATGAAAGTTAATACTGATGCACTAGTACAAATGCTTGGCGGTATTAGAAAACATCTTGGAATGAGTAATAAAGCTACTGAAAAAGCACGTAAAAAGAAAATAGACGCAATTAAAAATGCTGCGAGAGCTGCAGCCGAAGCGGCAAGAGAGAAGAAGAAAGAGTCTCAAGATAAAGCAAAGAAAGGTGGTAAGGTTGATGTTGCAGGTATGAAGAAACCTAGTGCAAGAGGTGCTGGCTTTACAGCCCTATTCTTAAGAATAGCAGCTATACCATTGCTTTTAGTAGGATGGGCAGTCGCTGGTGTAACAGCAGTTGTTTCAGACTTCATGACAGGCTATGATCAAAATGGTTTAGCTGGTGGTATAGGTAAGGCTTTAGGCGGATCTGGTAAAGGAATATGGAATGCAATTAAACAATCATTTAAAGTAGGTGGTGTTGGTGCAATGATCGGTGGTGCAATCGGATTCTTGTTTGGTGGCATTGGTGCAATTCCTGGTGCAATCATTGGTGGTTTAATTGGAATGGCTATTGGTGCTGTATTTGGTTATTTCGGTGGTGATAAAATTACCGCAGGATTAAAAAGTGCTACTAAGGCTATTGGTACAGCATGGGATGAAGGAACAGGTTATATATTGTTCTTAGCTAGAAAACTTGGTGCGTGGTTTTATACTCCTGGTCAAAAAGGCAATGTCGCTGGTCCACATGGTGATACAAAAGCAAAAATCCTTGGTGGGTTTATATCATGGGAACCTGGTAAGTTTTCTATTTCCGGTGCATGGAATCAGGCTAAACAAAAAGTTAAAGATTTATTTAAAAGTATTGGTAATGCAATATATAACCCCACTACTGAAACATTTTTTGGTGGTACAAAGTTTGAATTTGCAGCACCTGATTGGTTTGTTGGTGTAACAGATGCTGTAGGTAAAGTATGGACAGCTATAAAAGATTTTGCTGGAATGATCAAAAATACTGTTATAGGTTTGTTGCCAGACTGGTTAACAGATAAATTAGGAATGACTGTGGATGGTGTACTACCTGGATCGAATGGATCTATTGGTGAAAACAATGTAACTATTATGGCAAAGGCTAAGGCAATGGAGCTTCACAGGCAACAAATAATGAATCCGACCGCTGATGGTCCTATGATGTTTAATGGCATGCCAATACATTACTTCAAAAAAACGTCAAAGCAAATGGCTTTAGAGGCTGACTTAAAAAAGAATAAGAGTGTTTATAGTGGTATGAATCATAAAGATTCATTACGTATGCTGGGACTGCAAAAAGCTATTGATGAAAAACCAGCGATTGTACCAGCTACAGATAGTGAAGCTATTATACAGAAGATGGTAACTAGTGACAGCTATTTAGCGGATGGATATGCTGCAGCAAGTGGAGCTAATCAAGGTACAGTTAATGTTAATACAGATAACTCTCAAAATACTGGTGCAGTTGTTGTTCAACATATATACACAACAGGTATGGGCTCAGGTGGTGAAGTTCAAATTCATGATGTGTTTGACGCTTTTCAAGCTTCTTATAAAGATTACGGAATGGGAGCAAAATATTAATAATAAATGGATATGGATAGGTATTGGACTAGTAACACTAGTTGCCCTTATGATATGGGGTGTTAGTGTAACTATGTGTCAAGAAGCCGTCTGCTAATGACTGAAATAGAAAGAAGTACTATGACCTGGCGGTGGGCTGCCTTGTGCATATACCTTCTCATTTGCTTTTACGACTTTCTATTCGTGCCTGTCTGGTACGGATTAAACCGACCTAACATAGAAGAGTTTATGATGATTATAAATTCTACAGAACATGTGTTAGTTCAAATGGAACTCATGACTAAACTCACAGGGCAACATGATCCATTCACTCTTATGGGTGGTGGCTTATTTCATTTAGCCTTTGGTGCAATACTTACAGGTAGTGCTGTAGGAATGGGGAAATAAAAAACCCCCAATTAAGGGGGTTCTTAGATTTAACTTTGTGTAATCCCATGTTTCGTCATATCTGCTTTTAGTTCTTTACAAAGCTTTTTTACAACTACATGTTTCCCTGCTTGTTCCTTAGTCATTCTTGAAACTACTATCTTAGCAAATTCAAAAGCATGTTGTCTACTTGACCAAAATG